ATAATTTTTTTCATAGTTATTTTTTTAGTTTGATTTTCCAATAGGACTGAATACCGTAGGTTGCACCTCCAGTAACTTGAGTACCTATGTTTAGACCGAATATGTGGTCTTTCTTATTTTTTAGTAATAATCCCACACTAGCACCTGTTATACCAAGAGTTTGATTTCCATTTATACCACCACCTAAGTATAGTTGTGTCTTAGGTTTCTCATAAATAGTATTGGTAATAGTGGTCTTTTCAGTGATTGTTGGAATCTTATAGTTATATCTATAGGATCTGTTCTTTAATTGATTTTCTTTAACTGTATCTGCAATAGCAACATAGCCAAGAGTATCTAATTTTAGAGTATCTGCATATACTGTTAGAGCTAAGAACTTAGTTAATAAAGTATCATATTGAACTTTAAGACCTATATAACTTGTATCAGCTATATAATGAGCTGGTATAGGAGCTGTATCATGAATAATAGTTCCTTTCATCTTTTTAACAATCAAGCTATCATGTACTTGCCAACTGGTATCATGTAAAACAACTGTGTCAGAAGTGTTATGTTTACCTGAATTAGCTCCACCACAACCACTTTGTTGTAAAAAGACAATGGCAATTAAAACCACTATAATTATACTAAGCAGGTTTTTCATCATCATCTTTCTTTTTAGCTGTAAATTTATCTAAACTATCAGCACCCATACCAATAGCTGTAATAACCATAACGGCATTTACAAGCTCAGCAGCAGGTTTAAAATGCTCCTCAGAGAAACTGTTTGCTGTCATAGTACTACATAAGAATATAGCACCTAAGAAAGCTACTACAGGCTTTATTGAGATAGAGCCACGCTCATCTTTGAATAGTTCAACTATCCACTCTTTAAACTTCATAAATATTGATTTTAAGGTATGTAAAGAATTCTTGTTACTTTCAATCTGTCTGGAGGTAAAACAGCATAACTATTTTTTAAAGAATCTTCAGGAATTTCTTTAGTAGGTAGTTCTGCTGAGGCTGTTTTATAGACCATTCTCTCCAAGTTGTCTATACGAGTTTTGTCAATATTAGATTGAGCCATTAAGGCTTTAACATCATTTTTGATTGTACTCACATCATTCCAGATGAGCAAACTAACTAAGGATACAAGTGTTGGAAATATCCAAACTTTAAATGTAGCTATAGAAGGATTGTCTTTAATCATGGTTTAGATACTATTTAGTAGGTTGAAACTCATATACTAGACCTGCTGGCTTTTCAAAGCTGGCAATCAATGAGTTAGCAATGATTTTACCAGTTTTGTCTTTACGTACAAAGTATCTCATACGATTCTCACGAATGTTCTGAGGACTTCTAATAGTGTTAGCAGCTGGAATCTCAATAGTATCGATTGGAACAGGTTGCTCAGCAGAAATGCTTTGCATTGTACCAGGAATAGGATAACCTAAATAGTCCTTTTGGGCATAAAATTTTTTAGTAACCATGGTATTAATATTTATATATATAAACTTAGAATATGTACAATTTGTATAATCCCTACAATATAATATACGAAATATTCAGGAAATTATCTACATTTGTGAATATAAAAATCAAATTATGGAAATAAACGACTACGCCTACCAATTAGAGAAAAAACTAGTGGATAAGTTTAAGCAAGACTTTTATAAAAAGTTTGATTACTACCCAGTTATCCTTACAAAATCCAATGCTTTAGTAGAAGAAAGGAGCAAATTAATGAGCTTGGAAGAGCTAAAAGAGTATTTTACCCCATTTTTACCTATAAGAAACGGTAAGACCATTCCCCTGGATAAGAAATGCAGGATCAGAGAAATCACTGAATTAAGGTCTATTTTCTGCTATATAGCTAGGACCATGAGCTATTCCCTTAAGTCAATAGGGGAGTTTTTAGCCGGAAAAGACCATACAACCGTCATTCATTCTATAAAGTGCTTTAATGACCTTAATGAGACCTCAGACGTGTTTGCAGAAAAGTACACTATGATCAAAAATTACATAAAACAATTAAATACAAGAGAAAATGAGTCACCAGCTGTGGAGCACCTGTCTGAAGTACAGGATTAGCCCAAACCAAATTTACTACCTAGACAGTAGAAGAGATCAAATCTCTACAGGTAGTATCATAGATGCAGATATAGAACGTGCAATAGCACAGAGTAATGGTTATGTAGATTCAGATAACAATCTGACTGCCAAAGCCTTAGTAGTTTTAAACGAGTTTGAGACTTATTTAGTTAAGAGAAAGAAGAAGATCAGTAGAGAAATCTTAGGTGATGACTTTGCAGATAGAATCAAAGAGTACTTACAACTGTTTCCAGATGGTAAGTTACCTTCAGGCCAATTGGCTAAGGTTAACACTAAGACATTGACAGACAAGTTTATAAAGTTCTTTGACATGTTCCCTGATTATAATAACTGGCCCTTAATACTAGAAGCTACAAATTATTACATATATTCTTGTAGTAAGGAGGATAATAAGTTTATGCAGACTAGTGAATATTTTATAAGTAAGCAAAACCTGCATAAGGAAATTTCCTCTAAACTAGCAGACTATTGTCAGATGATTTTAAATGACCCAGAATTAAAAAATATTCAAGATTAATTTTGTTATTAAAAAGATATTTATTAACTTTACAACCCTACAAAATTTCAGTGTATGAACAGTTACGACCAAGAGATTGAAAAGCTATTCGATCAAATCACAGTTAGAATCAGTGATAGAGAAATATTTGCTATAACCCTAGAAGGATTTAAGTTAGCTATGGAAAAGATGGCTATTATAGCAAATGCTGACGGCAAGTTAGAAGTGTTAAAAGATTTAAAACAAGATTTTAAGGAAATTTTAACTAATGCCTAATGCATAATGAAATTATAGAAAGACCTTATGGAGCACTTTTATATTCAGAATCACTCACTGAAAGTGCAAGCTATGTTAACGATAGAAGACATGGTAGAATTAAATCATTCAGAACACCATGGTCTGGTTTTAATAGAGCCGGTATTAATGGATTAGAATGGGGATCAATATTAACTATAGGAGCTAGACCTGGTTCAGGTAAGACACTTATAGCTAGTCAAATATTAAGAGAGTCCCGCAGACTAAATCCTGATCAAGATTTTAATATACTAGAATTTCAATTTGAGATGGGTCCTAAACAATCTGGTTCTAGAGCTTTTGCTGCAGAGCTAGCTTTAGATTATAACCAAGTGTTAAGCACTGATAAATCTCTTGATGATTTTACTTTTGATAGAATTCAAAGATTAATAAGAGAAACAAAAGATCTTGAGAGTAAAGGCGTTTGGAGATTACAAATTAATAAACCTATCAATCATAAAGAGATGCTAGATGCTATACGTAAGTACTATGTAGCACTTGGTAGCAAACCACTTCTTATAACTATTGATCATAGTTGGTTAATTAAGAAAGCTCCAGATGAGAAAGAGAAGTTTTCAACTCTTTATAACACTGTAGAAGCATTAATGGAACTCAAGAATGAACTACCTATTATTATCATCATGCTCACTCAGCTTAATAGAACTATAGATGAAGCTAGTAGAAAGACACCGGGTAACATAGGAAACTATCCAGTATCTGCAGATGTATTTGGTGGTGATGCTCTTATGCAAGGATCAGATATGTTAATAGCATTAAATAGACCATATAAATCTAATATATTTAGTTACGGACCAAGGAAGTATGAAGTAAAAGATGACTACATCTTTATGCACTTACTTAAGATTAGAAACGGTTCTGACAAAAATGATATTCTATTTATGCAAGCAGATTTTAGAAGACAGCAGTTGTTAGAAGTACCTGAGTTTCATTCAACTGGCGGTAATAATAATGCAGCTAATGGTAACGGTTATACACCGTATAATTCAACAGTTGGACAAAACACTTTTACAACATAAAATAACAAAATACAAATATCATGGCAGACTTTACTGTGCAAACTGCAGAAGAGCAGAAGAAGGAGTGGAAACGTAATAAGCTAGATGCTATACGTGATTACCACAAAGATTTAATTAGTGACCTTGGCATTAGTATCACTGATTTTAATATGAAAATGCCGTTCCATGACAAACATGGAAAGTTAGTAGTAGGTATCTTTTCATCAGAGTTTAGAAAAGAAAAAGGTTTCTTCTTTGAATTAGTTACTAGAGATCTAGTACCGGCAGATGAGAAGCGTACTGTTTATAGAATTCCATTTAACATAGCTTTTGAAGAAGAGTATGAGTTAAATGAGAAAGGATCTTATTTAGTTCCTATAGAAGAACTAAGATCTGTAAATGTTCCTTCAGTGGCTATTAGTAAATATTCAGCAATAGAGACAGAAGACAAAGTTTTTACTACAAGTACAACAGCACCTGATATAAACAAGATGCCTATGTATAAAGCACCAGCTCCAATGGATGATTCTGATGCTCCTTATAGTCAAATGACTATTAGGGATTATTATGCTATTCATACAGGAAAGCCTGTAAGTGGTAAGACTTGGTTAAATGATCTTATTAAACAAAAATAAAACAACCCCACATGGCACAAGGTGTATTAATCATCGCAGAAAGTGGTGCAGGTAAGTCTACAGCAATTGAGACTCTGGACCCATTAGAGACATTTATTATAAATGTAGCTAATAAACCCCTTCCTTTTAAAGGATGGAAAAAGAAGTATACTATTTGGAGTAAGGACAATCCAACTGGTAACATGTATGATAAGTCTGGTACAGCACACATAGCTGCAGCATTGCAATATGTGAGTGACAAAAGACCTGAGATTAAAACCATAGTGGTAGATGATTTCCAATATATGAGCTCATTTGAGTTCTTTGAAAGAGTAGACGAGAAAGGTTATGAGAAGTTCACTCAGATCGGTGCAGGTTTAGCTCGTATAGCTAGAATGCCTAAAGACTTGAGAGAAGACTTAACTGTATTCTTCTTAACTCATGCAGAAGAGTCAACTGACATGGATGGTAAACGTAAGTTAAAAGCAAAGACTATTGGTAAAATGGTTGATGAGAAACTTACATTAGAGGGATTATTCTCTATAGTTCTTTACGGTAAAGTAAAGAAAGGAAAAGATGATGTAATTAGATATGTTTTTGAGACACAGACTACAGGTGATAACACATGTAAGTCACCTAAAGGAATGTTTGGTACCTTTGAAATACCAAATGACTTAGGCCTTGTTAAAAAATCTATTATAGATTACGAGAATTAGTATATTTCAAACGTTTAAATATTTAAAAACAACACGGTTATGTTTAGTACAAAAGGACAAGAAGTAAAACAAGGTGGTGGAGTACAGAAGTCTCTACAACCAGGAGTAGTTTATGCACACATTTTTAGTGCATCAGTAAAAGAGTCAAAAAATACAGGAAAAAAGTCTTTAGAGTTTATCTTAGAAGGACCTGCATTGGAAAACTTTGAAGGATGGAGTATAGAAAAAGGTAATGACGCTGGACCTAAATTTAAAGGTCAGTCAGCAAGAGTATCTGCAAGTATGTGGATTGACAGTTCTGGTGAGACTAGCCCATCTAAAAATGAGATTATGAATAAACTTAGCATTATTGCAGTTGAGTTAGGTCTTAAAGATGAGTTAGATCAAATCAATGCATCTAGTATTGAAGACTGGGTTGCTCAAGTAGCTAAGTTAGTAGCAGGTAAGAATTTATATTTCTTTCTAAAGGGTCAAGAAGAAGAGTACAATGGTAAAACTATTGTAAAGTTATCTTTACCTAAGTTTAAGTATGCTTCTGCTTATGAAGATAAGTTAGATGTATATGATAGAAATAACCAATATCATTTTAAGGCATTACAAAATAAGCCAGTAACTGGTTTTGAGCCTGTTAATGATGATTTCAATATGTAATATCGGGACTTTCATACATACAATTAAGAGGGGAGGGTTTCTACTCTCCCCAATTTTTTTTAAATTTACGTTATGTTTAAAACAAAAGATTTAGTACATGATATAAAAGGTGTGCCTATAAACTGGATCTTTGAATACTTCGGTAAGTTAAAAGAAAAGTTAACCGGTCAAGATGTAAAGATTAAAAGCTTATTCAATAGTAAAGAACGTACACCTAGTATGTGTATCTATTACAATGCAGAAGCTAAAGTTTATAAGTATAAAGATTTCTCTACAGGTAAGGGGGGCTCAGCTATAGATCTTGTAAAAGATATCTATGACTTACCATATCATAAGGCTTGCAATTTAATTGTAGAGCAATATAATGATTATGTTCTCCATAATAATGGAGGATACGACGTAAAGGAATTTAAAGAGCAGTCTAAATATAAAGTGAAGAGCTATATATTTAGACCATGGACTACACAAGATCAGTATTTCTGGACCCAGTTTAATATTGGATCTAAAATATTAGATGAATACTGTGTTAAGCCAATTGCTTATTATACTATGGTAAAAGACGATAAAGAACTAGTTATCAGAGGTAACTATATCTATGGGTATTTTACAAAAGGCGGTGAGCTGTATAAGATTTACCAACCAAAGACTTTTGACAAGAAGTTCCTAAAGATCAAAGACTATTTACAGGGAGAACAGCATCTAGAGCAGAATGATTATCTAATTATTCTGTCCAGTCTTAAAGACATGATGGCTCTGAAGTCCCTTAAGCTTTCTAATATCAATGTAGTTGCACCAGATAGTGAGAATTCTATGATTAAAAAAGACACTATGGAGCAGTTTATAAAAGATTATAAGAAGGTTATAGTAATGTTAGATAATGATGAAGCAGGTATTAAAGCTATGGAGAAGTATAAAATTACTTACCCTGCAGTGGAGATTCTTCTTCTTCCTATGAGTAAAGACCTATCCGACTCAATAAAAGACAATGGAGCTAAAGCTGTTAGAGACAGATTGGTTCCATTAATAAATAAAAAATTATAATGGCAACTAGAAAGAAACCAGTTAAGAAGACAAGTAGAGTTCCTAAAACTAGAAATGCGGGAACTATGACAGAATCAGCTTTTTGGTCATTCATACGTAGTGCCCTTAGACAGAAGTCTAGGTGGTGGAAACCTATTACAGAATGTAAGATGAAAGCTCGTAGGCCCTATAAAGGACCTAATAAGAGACAGAAGTTTGAATACTTATGTAATAGTTGTAAGACATGGTTTCCTGATAAACAAATTAACGTGGACCATATTGTAGGAGCAGGTAGTTTAAACTGTGGGCAGGACCTTCCCGGATTTGTGGACAGGCTCTTCTGTGAACAGGATAATCTACAAGTGTTATGTACAACATGTCACGATCATAAAACAAAATTAGAAAAGAAATAATATGGCAATTTATAACAATGACACAGATCCAAACGTTAATGATTGGGATAGGTCAGAAGAAGCACAGATTTCTAAGCAGGAGCTATTAAATAAAGTTGCTGAACTTGAAAACTGTAATGATTTAATTAAAGAGTTAGTAGCTCTCCTTGAATATGAAGAAGCTTTAACTGTAGATCCAAGATCCCAACAAAGGATGAGTGCTAAACTAATAGAACTAGGATTATGGCCATCAAGATAACTACAGAAGATATAATAGCTAAATATCCAAAGATATTTGAAGACTATCCTGGTAATCCAGGAAGATGTAATTGGCATGGTGTACCGACAGGTTGGTTACCAATTATAGATGACTTGTGTGGTTCTATACAAGAATACATAGATCATCATAGACACTCTATAGATAATCCTGATTATATAGAAGGATCTACATGGAACTATGATGATATAACTACGCATAAATCTATAATGGTATCTCATAATCAAGTTACCTGCACACAGATGAAAGAAAAGTTTGGTGGACTCAGGTTCTATGAAAATGGTGCAGATAAAACAGTAGATGGTATGATACACTATGCAGAATACTTAGCTGATAACACATGCCAAGATTGCGGTTCTAGAGAAGACCTAGGCATAACCTCAGGTTGGATAACTGTACTTTGTAGAACCTGTGTAATAGCTCATGGTGATAGAGCCATGAGAGTTTGGAAACCTAAAAATTTATAGTATGGCAGATATAGATCAAGAAATAGATCATAACTCAGCATTTAGAAAATGGATGAATGATCCAGAAACTCAAAGAATGCAGGAGGAAGCTCAAAAGCAGTGGGAAGAAGAGAAACAAAAATTAAAAGATGATCTTACACCAGAAATGGTTAATGACATTAGAGAATGGCGTTGTATAGAAGATTATACATGGAGAGCCATAGCTACAGCTTTTTACGAGAAGTATAAAGACTTTAGTTATTCCCATAGTATTATGCCAAGTAATCAAATTAATGGTATGATGATTTGCGGTGTTGCACAAGATTTATTAAAACAAGAAAACTCAGAAGGATGGAATTAGAATCATTAATGGAAGAAACAGTTGTCAAATTACAAGATGACTTTTATAGTAAGAAGTTTTACTTCTCTTATAGTAGCTTAAACAAGCTTATGTGGAACCCTGCAGTATTTTATCAGATGTATGTTCTAGGTAATAAAGAAGAACGTACAGATGCTCACTTAATACAAGGTAAGATTATTCACGCTCTTCTCTTAGAAGAAGAAAAGTTTAATGAACAGTTTGTTATTAGCCCCGGCAAACTTCCAGGTGATAATATCAAGATAATAGTTGACAGAGTGTACAGTCATCATGTGCAAATAGCTAAAGATGGTGACACTCGTACTAACTTAGAAGAGTTTGACGGTGCAATACTAGATGTAATGAAAGATATAAACTACTTTCAGAACCTGAAGACCGATCAACAGCGTGTAGAAAAGGTAATTACACTAGAAGCTACTAACTACTGGGCATTTCTTAAGATTAAAGGAGATAAAACTCTAATTGATCAAGAGACATATGACTATTGTAAGAGTGCAGTGGAACTAATCAAGACTAATAAGTCTATTTGTGAACTAATTGGCTGTAATTTAAATGACTTTAGTAACGTTGAAGTTACTAACGAGCTCCCGCTACAGGTTGACCTAGTAAATAAAAATTTTGGTGTTAAAGGAATTATCGATAACTTAGTATTAGACCATGATAAGAAGATTATCTTTGTAAATGATATCAAAACTACTAGCAAAGACTTAAAAGACTTCCCTGAAACTATTGAATTCTATTCCTATTGGATGCAAGCTGCAGTATATATTACTATGGCTGTTTCTGTATATAAAGAACTGATAGACAAAGGATATACTATTAAGTTTCACTTTGTAGTTATAGATAAAGCATTTCAAACATATGCCTTCCCGGTATCTAATACAACAATAAACAAATGGGGTAATAGATTTTTAGAAGTGATGGATAAAGCCAGTTGGCATTACGATAATAAAAGTTATGAACTACCTTATGATTTTGCTACAGGGAACGTAACTTTATAAAAAGACATAGTATGATAGAAACCCTTTATGGAAAGTATTTTCAGAAATCAAGATCGTTTCTATATCCAGCTCTTGGAATCAAACGTAATAGCAATATTACTCCTACAGGTACCTATCTTTCTCTTGAGGGGAAGATAGGCCCTGAGGATATGAAACTAATAGTAGCTTTTAAACACGATGATAGTGAAGGGTATAAAACTTTTGAAGATAAAATGTTGTTAACCAATCCTTTATATGAAGATAAGATAAGTGTTAAAGAATATAACCTTTACATATTTAACTTTGAAATGTATAAAGATGACTGGTTTAACTTTTTATTAGGTAAGTACTCAAAACTATCTAACGTTTTAAAGAGAGCCATAAAATCATATTATGGGGAATCATCGTCTGAATTTAAGTATATGGAGACTTATATATACCCTGAAAAGTTTATAGGAGTGTATTCCAAAATGCTTAATGTAGATATAGCTACTCTTAAAGAAGTGGGTGAGCTGTGTGATCCGTGTGATCTAAAAAAAGAAATATTAAAGATTTCTGTAAAAGATTTTGAATTATTAGAAAAGAGTAACTAAATTTGTAAAAAACCAAGAATTATGAATAAATCAATGATGTTAATTACATCTGCGTGGGGAGCTAAAAAGACATTTAAATTAATACCTATCACTCCAGATTGTCCTTATAACGAGGCTATCTTTGACTTTGATAATAAAGTGTTGGCAGTAGTATCTAGAGAGAAAAAAGACTCTTTACATATGTTAGCTAAGCTTAATGAATTTGGTGATCCTCAGACAATGAAGATTGGCAAGAGATCAAATGGTAAAGATTATGCTGAAGAGCGTAAGACATTAGAAACATATTATGAATACTATGTAGAAAAAGCAGATGAAGTAGAAAACTTAATCAACATGTTTGCAATTAATGCAGACAGCTTTGACTACAAGCAGTACTTCGTAGAAGAAAAACCTACTTTACCAAGTAGTATAGTGACCGTATAGACTAACCCAAAACAAAGACTGGAATAGGGGAGAGAAATCTCCCCTTTTTTCAGCTTTACTCGTAAGGGGGAACAGCTTAACTGAACCATTGTATTATGAAAAAAGAAGATATTCCTACCCATTGGGTAATGGATTATGAAACATTGTGTAATTGTTTCATAGCCGTATTTGAACACTATAAAGATGATACTATCAGTGAGATATTCATCATCAATGAAGACCAAAATGATTTTGTTAAGTTTATTAATTTCTTACAGAAGTGTATAAATACTAATCAATGGCACATCTCTTTTAATGGTCTAGCATTTGATGCTCAGATCTCTCAGCACTTACTTAAGAACAGATCTAAACTTGCTAATCTTAGTGGATTAGAACTAGCTACGTATATACATAAGCTAGCTCAGACTATTATTGATAAGTCTAACAGAGGTGAATTCCAAGAGTTTGCTCCAAGACAGATTAAGATTAGACAGATTGATTTATTTAAGATGAATCACTGGGATAATAAAGCTAAGATGAGCAGTCTTAAATGGATACAGTATAGTATGGATTGGGGTAATGTAGAAGAAATGCCTCATCATCATAGTAAACCTGTTGAAAATAGTCAACAGCTGCAGGATATAATAACCTATTGTATTAATGATGTCAAGTCTACTAAGAAGATACTAGAACATTCTAAAGAACAAATAGATTTAAGAAAGACTCTAACTAATGAGTATGGTATAGATCTGTATTCTGCTTCAGAGCCTAGGATTTCTAAAGAGATATTCTTGTATTTCCTAGAACAAAAGCTTGGATGGCAGAAGAGTGAGATAAAAACATTAAGGACACCTAGAAGTAGGATTAACCTTGGTGACTGTATCTTACCCTATGTTAAGTTCCAGACTCCAGAGTTCCAGAGGATCTATGAATTCTTTGAGACAAAGGTAGTTAAATCTACTAAGGATGGATTCAAATTTACACTAGACTATAAAGGCGTAAAGACTGATTATGGATTAGGCGGTATACACGGTGCAGCCCCTGCAGGTGTATATGAAGCTAAGCCGGGATGGACAATAGTAACTTCAGATGTTACTAGTTACTATCCTAATCTAGCTATTAAGAATAAGTTTCATCCAGAGCATCTCCCGCAGAAAGAGTTTGGAGACTTGTACGAATGGTTCTTTGAAGAGAGAAAGAAGATACCTAAGACAGATCCAAAGAACTATGTATATAAATTGATCTTAAATAGTACATACGGTCTTACAGGTGATGAAAATTCTTTCCTGTATGATCCTAGGATGACTATGCAGATTACTATCAATGGTCAACTGTTATTATCTATGCTCTATGAGCAACTCAGTTTAGCTATACCTGAAGCTATTCCGCTTATGCAGAATACAGATGGTCTTGAGATGATGATTCCTACTAGTGAATACAGTAAGTATATGGATGTCTGTGCACAGTGGGAAGTAATGACTCAACTTAATCTAGAACATGATGAGTATTCTAAGATGGTTATTGCAGATGTCAATAACTATATAGCTGTACACAAAAATGGAAAGGTTAAGTCTAAAGGTAAGTTTGAATGGGAAGACCTAGAGAAAAAGAAGGTGGGAATATTTCATAAAAATAAATCCTTCCTGATTATTCCTAAAGCTATCTATGCATTCTTTGTAAATGGTATAGCCCCTAAGGATTTCCTTGCACAGAACAGATCAATCTATGATTACTGTGGAGGTGTAAAAGCTAAAGGTGGATGGTACTATGAACATAGAAGTGTTGAACATGGTGATGTACTTACTAAAAAGCTACAGAAGATTGTTAGATACTATGTAACTAAATCTGGTACCAAGATAGTAAAGTGTCACCCAGACGGTAGAGAGATGCAGGTAGAAGCAGGTCAGTGGATGCAGAAGGTAGTCAATAAGATAGACCCTAGTATTCCCTACGATCATTACAATATAGATACGGATTATTATTTAGAGAACATAGAAAAGCAAATAGAGCAAATTAACAAGTTTAAGGTTAGCTCTTCAACACAATTAACATTATTTTAAAATTACAATTATGCCAGCAAAAACAGAATTTACTAGTGAGCAGCGTATCAGAGCAGCTGTACTTCCTACTCATGGTAAAACTTACGCAGTGATCCCTCATGGATCTCTTATAGATGAAACAAGAAAAGAACTTCAGGCAGCAGGCTTTGAAGTTACTAAAGAATTATATAAAACTAACTTAGATAGCCAAATAGCACAAGGTATCTATCATTTGAATTATGGTAACGATCCAGACATGGGTCTAATGTTTGCATGGTCAAACAGCTATAACAAAATGATGAAGTTTAAGTGTGCTGTAGGAGCTCAAGTATTTATATGTATGAACGGAATGGTATCAGGTAATCTATCTAACTACTCTAGAATACATACAGGAAATGCTTTACAGGAAGCCATAGATACTATTAAGATACAAATATCTAATGCTAGAAAGTTCTATGATCAGTTAGTAAAAGATAAAGAGATGTTAAAAAGTATCACACTGACTAGAGGTGAGCAAGCAGCTATAGTAGGTCAGCTATTAATTGAACAAGATGTATTGACTCTTAGCCAAGTTGGTATTGTTCAGCGTGAAATAGATGAACCTAGTCATACTTATAATGCTCCTGTAGATTCAGCATGGACTCTATATAATCATGTAACACTAGCTCTAAAAGATTCTCATCCTTTAACGTATATAGCAGATCATGAGAAGCTACATAACTTCTTTATAGATCAATATGGTCTTATTAAAAAGTATGTACAACCAGAATTAACTTTTGTAGAAGAAGTTAAGAAAGAAGAAATAGAAATTGATAATGGAGTTATATTTTTATAGAAAAGTATGGCAAGAGAGAAATGTAAAGTGACTGGCAAGTCTAGGTTTCCAACACCTGGAGAAGCTAAGGAAGCTATGAATAGTCTCAGGTCAACAAAAAGATATTATGATACAACAGGTAAAAGAATAAATAGAGGAGCAGGTAAAGTAAAACAGTGTAGATTTTACTACTGTTGCCACTGTAACGGTTATCATATGACTAGTCATAGTGCACCTTTAAATCAGAAAAAAAGAGAAAGGATGCATAAAGATAGAGTAGAGTCTACTAAGACTTTGGTAAAAGATAAAGATGAGGCAGCAGAGTGGATGAAAGACTCTCTGCCATTTCCTGAAACTAAAACTAATAACAATGAAATGGTATAGGTTAAATGAAGATCACAGTGTAGAACTATTCCCAGAAGGTGAGTATCCTTTAAATGGTGATTTACGTAGTGCTATTAAGCACATAGGAGATGATGTAGTAAATGATCAAAGAATATCTACAGTGTTTTTACATTTAGATCATAACTGGAACCCAGATGGTGAACCAGTATTATTTGAAACCATGATCTTTGGTGGAGAATATGATGAAGAAATGTGGAGATACTATACATGGGATGAAGCCAAAGCTGGACATGATAGAATTGTAAATTGCCTTAAAGAAGGCGTAACACCAATAGAAAATATATGATCATAGGAATCAATGGATATGCCGGCAGTGGAAAAGACACTGTCGGTACTATCATACAATATTTAAAAGCTAAACCTCTAAATACATCTTTAGAAGATATATTAGACTTTCCTCTTACTCATCAGTGGTGGTTAGAAGAATCGTCTGGATGGGAAATAAAGAAATGGGCTGGTAAACTTAAAGCTATTGCTAGTATGTTAACTGGTATAGATGAGAAAAAGTTTGAAGACCAAGAGTTTAAAAAGACTGATTTAACTCACCAATGGGACTGCAATCCTCCTGATAAAAGAGGTTTAGGTACTATACATAAAAAACCTATGACAGTAAGAGACTTCTTACAAAGATTAGGTACTGATGCTATTAGAGATGGTTTACATACTAATGCATGGGTTAATGCTCTAATGTCTGATTATAAACCTATAGACTGGAATGATGACGAACAACCCGAACATCCTAATTGGATTATTACAGATACTAGATTTCCTAATGAAGCACAAGCTATTAAAGATGCAGGAGGTTTAGTAATTCGTGTAGATAGAACAGGCGTTAAACCTATCAACGATCACCCTTCAGAAGTAGGATTAGATGATTGGAATTTTGATTATAAGATAGCTAACGTATCTGATCTTAAAGCTCTTACTGGGACAGTAGAGATGATATTATTAAAAGAAAACTTATTGTAATGTGTAAACACTGTTTAAACTATGGAGAGGGTGATGATGATGTATATGAAGTTACTCAAGAAGATATTAATCTTTGGAAAGATAACGGTAAATACTTTGGTTATCCTAAATGTTGTATAGAAGAATTCTGTAACAGAGAGACTATTGACATTACACCAGAGCAGGAGCAAGTTATTGATAATCATGGGTTTATCCCATGTCAGAAACATGCTATCATGATTTTGGAAAATAAGACCACTTTAAAAGACCTTATTATTAATAGAGAGTGTCAATACGATTATCCTATGGATGATGAAGATGCTGAACTAATGAAATTTTTAATAGATAATGACCCAGAATTCCAAATTAACGACTGATAAGTCAGTAAAGAAAAGAAAAAGATTTAAAATTCCTTATATTAAAGTAACTTTACAGCAGGATAAATCTGTATATAAAAATAATAGTAAGCTATATGAAAATACTACACATAAGTGATACTCATGGATTTCACAATTCCTTCCCAGAAACAACCTGGGAGGGTATTGATGTAGTAGTCCATAGTGGAGACTGCTCTAACTACTATGATGTATTTAGAAATGAGCAAGAAGTGACTAACTTCTTAAACTGGTATGAACTGGTTCCCGTTAAGTATAAAATATACGTAGCGGGTAATCATGATACCTCTATAGAAAGAAAGAGAATAACTAAAGAAGACTTTGAAAAACGTGGTCTTATCTACTTAGAAGACTCATTTACAAATATAGACGGTATTAAGTTCTATGGTTCTCCTTATACACCAACATTTAATCAGTGGGCGTTTATGAAAGCTCGTGATAAAATGCATGATGTATGGCAGGCTGTACCAGAAGATACTCATGTATTAGTAGTTCACGGTCCTCCTAAAGCAATTAGAGATTTATCATTTGACAGAAATGGTGACTTAGAATTTTGTGGAGATATGTCTCTTTATAAAAGATGTATGCAGTTAAAAGATACTCTTAAACTAGTATGTTTTGGACATATTCATAATATGGATGGTGTACCAACTAACCAAGGCATCTCTCGTTTTGCACATACCTCTACAGCATTTTCTAATGCAGCTTGTGTATATGACGGACGCTTTGATTTAGGTCTACTATCTTATGGTAATAAATTTAAAATCTAACATATGAAAGACAAATGTATTTTATGTGATGCTGATACAGCATATGATAGTTCTACCCATATAGATATGAGAGTAGGATATATAGAAGGTGCAGGACAATTATGTCATGCCTGTTGGATGAGAGGTACAGATAGAAGACACTTCTTAGTACCACATAATATTGTTTACAACACTCCTAATGATCAAGAGTTAGGAGCTAAAGTGAGAGAATTATATTATGAAACAGAAAAGTAATATTGCAGAAGACTTTATTAACCAAATGTTCATTATAGCTGGCCATCCAGAGGTCAGTTATAATGACGTTCTTGGTAGACAAGACGCTTGGTACACTGAATGGACTATGACTGAAGCTCAAAGAGATGAGTGGAAGGAATGGGGGATCAGTTATTTTAATAAAAAGAAAAGAAGTTGGGGTAAAAAATTAATAGAAAGGGAAGTAGCAATGATTGACTTATGCTATGGACTAAAAATAGATAATAATCCTGTAAAATGAAAAAGTATATAAATGCAATTTTAAGTATAGGGACAGTAGTAGTATTGTTCTATACATTATTTGATCTTAAGAATCAAGTAAAACAAGTAGATATATTAAAGAAAGAATTAAATAGAGTGACTGTTGTAAAAGATAGTCTTTATGATGAGACTTTTAGTAAGCAGGTAGAGTTAGGTAGGTATGAGTTATCTCTAAACTATCTCCAGGAAGTTAATCCTAAGGCAGCTGTTCAATTTGTAAATTATATGAATCATGAAACTGAGTAAATGGAATTGGACAGCTATTATAGTATGGTTTACTATAGCAGCTATATCATTTTATCTATGGTATAATATTATAAATTATTTTATAAGATGACACCTAATACCTATAGACTGACAAGACTAAATGATAATCTTGTAAAAGAGGGTACACAGATAGTTTGGATTAACTATAAGCTTACTGGTAATTCTAAGTATAAACGCCCCGCTAAAGGTAGAGGGTTAGTTATATATAGAGGAATGGCTGACTATTGGCAAACAACAAGAGTGCAATCTTTTACAAGAGTAAAAGGCGGTACAGTGTTGTTTACTACAGAAAATAGTAACTATAAACTAGAAAAAATAAACAATGAAAAAGCTTAAGAAGTGCTTATATCTTGATGATGTAAGAACACCTACAGATACTATTCCAGGCTATGAGCCTTGGAATGTAGTGAGAAACTACGAAGAGTTTACTAGTTGGATATTAGTTAATGGTATACCAGATTTAATCAGCTTTGACCACGATCTAGCTGAGGAGCACGTAAACGACTATTTTAGCCAGCTTGCTTCTCAAGGGTATCAACACCCCAGCTATGATAAATATGCTGAAAAAACAGGCTTAGACTGTGCTAAATGGTTAGTAGATCTTGTACAGGCTAATCCTAAGCTAGTAATTAAAGCCTGTTCTGTACATAGCCATAACCCGGTTGGAGCCAATAATATACATAGCTTCATCAATGGCTTTAAAAAACACATGGGTTTGGCTGAAGACTGTTATAAAGGGAAGCACCCTTTTAAAGTAGAAAACAAATAAATATGCAAATAAGTATCTCACTGTTAAGTAAGAATGAGACATTACTTGGTCTAATGATAGACCAAGGGGAGTATGAAAAGACTAAAGGTGTATGGGTACCCTTTACCCGTGTAAGGATAGGAATTGTATTCCTAACCCTAGACACGATGTGGTACCATAGCATTAAGAAGTAATTTCTATCTTCTCTGTTTGTACATTTCCTTCTCTGCGGCTTCCACTGGACTCACCTGAGTTCCGGTGAAGCCAAAGATGGAGAATATATCTTTCCAGAACTTAGGCTCACCTGACTTCTGGAACCAATAAGGACCTGTATCTTTTTTCCAATAGGCGTTATCTTTCTCTTCTAGATATAATGCAAAGTTACTATAGGCATCAAACATCTTTTGACCTGTAGTATTCCATAAACTTGTTGGATCTCCCATACTTTTAACGGTACTACCTGCTTGTTTTAATGATCTACGACCTAAGCTGAGATTCCATTGACCCTTTTTAGCATTATACTCTACAGGGTTTAATATTCCAAAGGTCTCTTGTTCATTCAATGTTGCTAAAGTAGCTACTAATGCGTGATTAAATAACCATCCAGTTAAATTAAAGTCATCTTCATTAAGGGCACCACTACGTTCTTTCATTTTGTTATACTTATCAGGATCTTCTGCTCCATACCATGAGAATATACTAACTAGTATATAAGACATTAAAAATTGTAAAGCAGCATCTGCAGCAAACTTTTTAACATTAATTTTCTCTTCATTAGTAATTGATCCGAAGTTTCTAGTTCTTGCTAATTTAGCAGCAGCTTGAAGAGTACTTACATAATACCCTGTACTAACTGTACCTAAAGCATTACTAGTTCTTGTTTTAGCAAATCTATTCATAGCCATAGATATAAAGTATCTCTTTAAAAAGAACGCAACTCTTCCTAAAGAATATCTCATAACCTCTGGTTGATCCATTTTAGAATAAGTACCTACTAATCTATTATTTAACTCATGAGATCTATTCTTAAACTGATTAAACTTAGCACCACCTTGAGCCCACTCTTTATCAATACCTTCTTTAAGTTCTATTTGTCCATTACGTATTTCCCAAGCATCTGCATATCTAAGCTCAGTTGATACTCCATCTATAGTTTGAGTAACTCTTTGATGGTATAACATTCCTGTAAGCAATTCAGTTTGTACTTCAAGATCTAAAAACTGTCTTGGAGATGTAAAGAAACTAAGTCCTGCAGCATCACCAGCTAAACTTCTACCAAATTGATGCTTTAGAAACTTTTCAAATATACCTTGGCCTGGATCAAAGATTAACATCATTTGAGCATCTAAAGACTTATTACCCACTTCATATAAAGACATAGTATGAGCCATTATCATTTTTACAGCTTTAGCTTTACCTAAATGATAACTTGCTAAAGATAAAAATCTGCCGCCTGTAGATTCTATAATATTTTGCATTAAAGCTCCTTGTCTATTTTTCACAGCTGAAGGAAGAACGTTAGATGCAAACAATCCAAAGCTAGCTAAACTACCTCCTTTATTAAGTATTTTTTGTATAAAAGGAGCTTTAATAAAGATATCTTTAGTATGAACACCTTGAAACTCCTTTTGTATAATATTACTGATAGCATTTGCTCTATTATTTTTACCAGTCGGTCCTAACTTAAAAGAATTACCTATAGTAGCCATAATTTTACCTATTGCACTATCCTTTTTTAAAGTACGTTGTGAGGTTACATTTTGTAAAGCCTGAGCAAAAGGATTTAATTCAATAAGCTTTTTTTGTTTTAATCCAGAGTGCATATATCTTCTCATACCATCAAGTATGTTTATACTCACTTGACTTGGATCTAATGAATACATACCTGTAATAGGTACCTTTTGGATATCTTCTCCAAATATATCAGTGTACATCATTTTGCTACTGTCAAAGTTAAATCCTGTAACTTCAGCATCATCTGCTGCTGATAATATAGATTCTTTTAAACCAATAGCCCATTCTTTAAATTTATTACTTTCTTTACTTATAGAGGTACTTTGTAAATATTCTAAATTCTCTTTACCATATCTAGGTATATCTAAATATAAACGGCTTTCTCTAGGTAAAGTGGCTTGATGTTTAAGATGAATTTCCTTCATCTTTTCCATTAAAGCAAAAACATTAGGGTTCTCTCTTTCTAATTTAGCATAGTCATGATTATAATACTTATCATCTTTAGCTCCTTGCTCAACTGTCTTAGGAAGAAAATTACCTTTATTATCTACAGTTTGTCCAACTACTTTTTTAGTTCTATAATCTTTTTTAACAGAGCGGAAGAAATAAGATAAGCTAGGTTTACCTAAAATCTGTTCACCATCTGATAGAGTGATTTTCTCATAATGCTCTTCATTATTAGGACGGTTACGGTTCCATATAAATAGACGCTCGTATTTAGTTATAATTTCACCAGACTCTCTATCATAGACTTCTTTAGTAATATGGTTTTCTTTAAACCACTTTTCAAATTCAGGACTCTTGCTAAACAATCTAACATAGCTGCTAGGATCAAGTATACTATCTACAGTGTTTTCATTGTTCTCATCAAAAGGTTTCTCACCCATCTTGTCTAGATAGTTATTAACTATATCTGTATAGTAATCAGTAGCCTCTTTAGATTGAATTTCTGATAATCTTTGGTATAAACTAGCTAGCTCTGCTTTCTGAAGAATATTAATTCTAAGACTAATACCCTTATCAATAAGCTCGCTAAGTCTAGCATCATCTTCTGGAGATAATCTTTTACCAAAAGAAAAGTCTTTTCTAGTAAATAAAGAATCAAGTTCTGATTGTTCATCATCCGTAAGTCCGTTATATAGACTCTTTCTTTTATCTTGTATAGATTTCTGGTACGCTTTAATTTTATCTTTAGAAGTTTGACTAAAGTCTCCTCCAATAATCTGACCATCTTGGTCTCTAAATCCTGTAGAAAGACTTAACATGTTTTCCATCTCACCAGATGAATCTACTAAGTCTTGAGTGGATTGAGGCAGTTTAGCCATAAAGTCTTTAAGATCAGAAATGATCTGATTTCTCTCTTCATAGAATTGAGGAGTGTAAGCAATAACTGTATTGTCTTTAATCCATTTATCCCTAGCAATTTTAAACTCTTGACTATCTGGAGCTATACCTTGATCCACTAGATCTTGTTCTATTCTTCTTAATGTAGATTCAAATTTATTAGTAGGAATCCACTCAAAGAATTTTCTAGAATCTTTTCTATATTGACGTTCTATCTGAGCTATCTCAAGATCACGACCCACCTTAGGATTACCATTCTCATCAGTTAAAGAAGCTAACTGAGAGTATCTTCTCCATAAGATTTTCTTTTGAGACAAGATCTCATCAATATGATTAGGATCATATTCTTGGTCTGTAAGATTCTTAATTTCATTTAAGATCTCATGTTTGTTTCTATAAGCTTCTTTACCCGCTTCAGAATTATATATCTGTTCACGATTATAATATTCATCTACATATTCTTGATGAAAATAATCTTTCTTATGTTCCTTTATTTCTTTAAGTTGTTGATCAGCTGTAGCTTGATCCCCAGAGGCAACCGCTATATTATAAGCATGTTGTAAAGTGTATAATTGTACTAAGTGATCTTTAAATTGAGATTTAAAAGTTAAAACCTTTCTAGTTTTAATTTCTCCATCTTCATCTATATAAGGTTTATTTTCTTCATGAATTAACTCTTTCATAGTTCTAGCAAAGTTAGTATTACTATACCCTACAGCATCTAACAAAGGAGCTAACTCTGTAGACATTTCATTACTTAAACGAAGAGTTTCAGCGTCTACATCATTGTATGCATTTTTTAAATACATAGCAAAACCACCAACTATAGGGTCAGGGCTATTGGTATATGCTTCAAGGAAAGAAGAAAATATATTAGTGTCTTTAGCATTACCAGTAAGTAAGTCATTAACTCTTTCTTTAGTTAGCTTTTGGCTATCCCACTTTTTTTGTACTTTATCAATCTCAGATTGTTTCTGCTTCTTATCCGTAAGCTGTTGTATAATATCTGAATAGTATCTGTCTATCTCTTCTGCTAAAGGTTTTAAATGCTCAAGCATTACATTATCAAGAGCACTAGCATATATTTTACTAATAGCTCTACCACTTTGATCAACACTATATTTAATTCCAGATGCTAACTTTGAGAAATCTGTATTAGGAGAAAGTCCAGCATCATTAAGACCGTTAAGAGTTTCATCTATAAACTTACTCCAGTTTCTCATTAACAAATCATAATAGAATATATCTTTGATAGTATCTTGAGAATCTCCTTTAGTAGCTAGTTCTTGTATATGATTATAAATTTTAGCAGCAACTTTATCTAAACGTAACATAGCGTGTACAAAACTTTGTACCATTTTCTCACGAGCTTGTACATCATCGTACATATCATCTAATAGTTTATCAATGTCATTATTAGACAATGTTTCTTTAAGTTCTTGAAGTTCACCACGTTTAGTAGCTTCATCAACTAAAAATTTACGAGCCTCACTATAGTTAGCATTTTCTTTAATACGTCTAATTTGACTACTAACCACACTATAAAATCTTTTAGATGCTATAGCCATACCGCTTTGCTCTACTGACATTAATTCTTTAGTAAAATTAGAGATGTCACGTAGGTAGTCTACCATGTTTTTCTCTGTGAAGATCTCAGTGTCTATATTAAACTGATCACTTTTTAGCATGTCAGCTAATTCAGATAGACTGGTCTTAGTAGAAAGCTTCTCAATCTTAACAGTTTTACCAAAGATCTTACGCAATGCTTGTTTAAAAGCAAAGATCATTTTATTAATAAAGTCTGTAAAAGACTTAGAGTTCTTAACCTGATTGGTCTCATTCTCTGCTTCTTTAGCCAAACCTCTTGTAAGAATCTCTTGTTGAAAATGAGTATCATCTTCTGTTAACTCAGGATATAAAGCTTTAACTTGTTCTACAATAGATTTACCCTCTTCAGTCATCAAGATATCAGAATACAACTTATTAAACAATTCTTTGTTCTGAGCAAACACTGCAGCTACTAATGGGTGAGAGAATTCATGTAGCACACTCTCTGATGTAAAACCATCTTGTACAAAAAACACTTTACCCCCAAAGAAAAAAGCAGCTTCACCATTCCATGGATTTTTAGCTTTATCAGTTAACTCACGTGCTTCATCAGCAGTAATCTGACTGTAAGGAATATTTAAGTTAGTAGATATCTTGAAGGCAAGTTCTGCTGCAACATTATTACCAATAGTCTTCTTTTGACTTTCAACACTTGGAACTTTATTAAAATCTTCTGTATCTGTAGGAGCCACCTCGTTTAGTCCAGTGATATACTGAATAAGAGGTTCACCGTTCTCATCTAAATTTACACCTGATTCTTGCTTATTAGTTTCCCAATCACCTTTTTCATTCTTAAAAGCATCAGTATAGACTTGAGCCCACATTCTTAAAGACTGTTCAGGATCATCTTGAATATCTAAAATGCCACTAAACAGTAAAGAGTCTTTACCATTAGGAGCTAATACTTGTTCAAGTTCATTAGTTTCTTTATTACGAATTATACTACAAGCCATATTTTATAAATTACAGTTTTTAGATTCTTCAATTTTCTTATTAATAGCAGCCTCAATCTCTTGGTCTGATATAGGTTGATTAGATTGGAACTCTTTTCTAAACCCTAGCATTTGCTCAGCTCCAGGATGAACATATCCAAATCTTTTATATAATTCTGTAGCCAGATGATCAAACGTTCTAGGAGCAGACTTAGTTAAAAAGTCTACTGATACATCTTTAACCTTAGTTAAGTTTAACCCAAACTCAGGGAATGCCACTTGGAAACCATTACTTAAATGAGCACTAATCACATCTAATGATTGATTTATAAAGCCAATGTTAGAATCAAAGGTGTCATCTGTCCAATTCTTACCGACAGCTTTTAATACCACAGGGGCACTGTTTCCAGCATCATTATACACTTTAGCTATGTTATCACCTGTACCATTCTCATTTACAGGGTATACAAATATAGTGTTTTTATTAGCGTTTAATATAGGTTCAAGCTCACTCTTTGCAAATTTATTACTAAACGTTCCTATAGAAGGAGATATAGAAGTTACAACTGTAGCTTCTGTCTTAGGCTCTGTTAAGTTACGCTTAGTAGGCTGTATATAGTTTCTAAATCTATTACGAACAGCTGTAGCAGACTTAGCCCAGTTCTTATCAAAGATTTCAGAATAGTCATCTAAGAATTCATTAGTTAATCCCTCTTTAGATAGTTCACTCATTGGTTCTTCTAAAAGCTTCATTAAAGACTCAGAAGGAAGAATCATTGCAATACTATCATTAGTCTTACTGATACCGGCTCTTAAGTATTCTGATATGATCATTCTACTAAAGAACTTAGATATTTCAGCGTTAGCCGTAGGGTTAGTCACTTTAATTGTTCCTGGATCAGAAAGTCTCTGAAGGTTCTCATGAAGTACATTAGCCATGTCTGTATCAAGCTTACTTGATTTTAACTTAAGAGTCTTAAGCTTATTCACATCAAACTTACTACCCGGACTGTATCCTAATTGATCAAAGATCATGTAGTCTTTTTCTAACTCAGGATACTTAGTTTTCATTCTATTGAACTCATCTGCAATACTGTTGTCAGACTTAAGCATAGTGTAGAAGTTAAATGTTCTTTCTAAAGCTCTATCTCTAAGTCTTTTTTCATAACTCTCTCTAGTCTCGTTATCTCTTACTGGAAGTATAGATCTTAAGTATTCACGCTCTAGCACGTAGTTAGAATACTCTTGGAAGTTAACGCTTTCATCTCCCATTTTAAAAGCTTGGACAGGAAGAGTAGCTAATCCTGATTCTTTATAAGTGCCCTTATCTGTATAAGCTGTACTAGCAAAGTCAGACTTTATCTGATCTTTATCCATGTACATTACCCCGTCTTTTACGTAAGCACCATTTCTAATCTGTACATTTTCTACCGGAACAGCTTTATCTATAAGTAAACCTTTGTACTCAGTGATCTTATTAATATCCATTCCCTTTAAATGATTCTGTAAAAGATACAAAGGAAGGTCATTCTTAAATGTAGCTACATACTTCTCAGCATCATCAAAGCTATTTGTATAAGCTTTAGTAGCAATCTTGTTTATTAAGAAGTTATTTATATTAGCATCTCCTCTAAGCTTCATTAAAGGCTCCCATAATTTTAACTGGAAATCTTGCACAAGGAAAGATTTAATAGGAGAGTTATACAATATATTTTTAACTAAGTCAGCAGGTACAGCATTTACAATCTTCAACTTATCTATTTTGCTAAGTCTCTCTTGAGCAGAGAACAAAGATTTAGAAGGAGCAGTATCTAAGTTAACAGTCAATTTAATATTAGTCAATTGACCCATCAAGTCTTCTAATTCAAAGAAGTGTAATAGAGCAGCTTTAGCCATATCAGAATTGGTATCTTTAGTATCAATCATTCCTAATAGGTTATCACTATTATATTCAACTCCATTATTATACTTATTAATAATCTTATATATAGTCTCATTACTAACAATAGGTTCTCCAGTTATTTTATTTCTAAGGATCTCACCTTTCTTATTTCTAGGTAGATCATCTTCAAAGTTATCTAGTATAAACTGTTTCTTAATGTTATATTTATTAAGTCCTTTACCCTTATTCTCTCCTTTACCACTTGCCTCAAAGAAAGGACTGTTAGATGCAGCTCTTTGTTTAATATAGTCAACAATCAAAGGTTGAGATACAAAGTGAGCAGCAGTCTTAAAGTCAACACCTGATTCAAGCATAAACAATAACACTGGACCAGCTACATTGTTACCATTGATATTAAAGATCCAAGCATCTTTCTCAATGTCTACCCATCCGTTCATCAATTGAGAAATCAAGTCAGAGATCTTCTCACCACTTGTAGTGTTAATATCAGATAGAGAAATGTATTGCTTACCATCTTTAGTAAAACTATTATGTTTCATTCTAATATTGATAGGACGAATTTCTTCTACAAGAAGCCCTGTATTCTTATCTCTCTTATACTCACCTGTCTCAAAGTCAATTGGGTAATGAGTGTATTGATTTTCTAGTCTAGCACCCACTCTTTTAAAGATGGATGAGTATGCATTGTCTACGGCACCAATACCTAAAGTCTTTTTACCAATGTTATTAGACTCATGCTTATATAGATTATACCTAGGCTCTAAGGTACGAGTAGGACTGATTACAGATTTACTCTTTCCTTTCTTATCAGTCATGGTACGAACAGCATCACCGTTCTTAACAGCCAAAGGATTATACCCCTGAATGTTTTTACTAGCTAAATCATCTGCCACACCTTTAACAATATCAGTATTGTTTGGACGAATAAGAGCTTCAAAGTTATCAGGATGTTCTAAGATCTGACGGATCTTTTCAATGATCTTGTTCTCTGTACCCTTAACATTATCGTTTGTACTATACTTAGCCTGCTTACTATTCTTAGAATAGTTAGGTTGGAATATAGTTAATTTATCAATGTCAAAGTCAGATCCAGATTTAGCCACGATTTCAGATGGAGGAATAACAATAGACCCTGCTTCTTCAGGAAGGAACTCATACACTTCCATAAACTCCATAGAGTTCAATCCTTGTACAGGAATACGTACACCCACCATAGTGATAAGCTTACGACGGTCTTCTTCATCTAACCACTCATCTTTCTTAAGCATTTCATTCAAACGCTCTCTTGTACCAATCTTCTCTCCATCAGTATGTGTAAGTTCAAGTAGTTTGTAATAGTCACCTTTCATTGCAATTTTTACTTTCATAGCACTTGTCTTACCATCTTTTCCTTTACCAGGACGATATGTAGGCAAGTCATTAGTACCACGATAGTTCTTAATGTCTTCTTCTGTAGGATTAGTTAACTTAGTAGTAGACTCAAAGCCAGCTCCAGAAACTTGTACTAACTGTTCTCCGTTCATCTTCTGACGAACCAATCGTTTTATTACGATAGAGTTTAACAACTTTTCAATCTTCTCAGCGTTAAGGCTAAAGCTTAAGTCTCTCTTAATATCATTAATGTCAGAGCTTTCTCTTACAAAGTCTATGTCATGCTCAGGAAGTTCTTGACGAGCAAGTTCTCTTTCAACAAAGTCCATCAAGCTCTTTACACTACCTGTATAGTTTCCTTTCTTATCTTGTGTCCAACCAGCTTCAGCTAGTAACTCATTTTTCTTTTTAGTTTGGAAATCATCAAGTAAGCCCTCAAAATCAGTTACTAATTTCTCAAAGTCTTTAGATGTTGCAATCCCTTGTTTAAATAAATCATTGATAATCAACTTTCTAAGCTGAGTAGAGAAGATAGTTTTATTCTTCCAAGTAGATTGAATATCCACTTGATCTTTTAAATACTGAATAAACACTTTGTTAGTAGTAAATTCTGGATCACCTTGTTTCCAAGGAGTTGTAGTTCTTTCTTCTTTATTAGTATATAAATCATCATATTGACCATCTTTAGTTACAGTGGCTAACTTACTTCCAGATTCAAATAAAGCATAATCCACTTGTTGTTTAACTAAGTTGTCATGCACTGTTTGCATATTAGTCCCCTTAATCAAACTAGGGATCAATGGAACTAATGAGAACTTATGGAAAGCTTGTAAGTGTAACTTATCACTCTTAACCGGTCCAGCATATTGGAACTTCTTTGTAGGGAAGAACTCACTGATTTCTTTAGGGTCAACCTCTTCTTCATTAATAATCTTATTGTAAAGATCATTTTGCTTCGGAGACCATGCTCCTTCTAAAATAGAAAACATACGGTAAGAGTCAAACGTTACCCATCCTTGAGCATCCCCCTCATTCATTTCTGAATAAGGTTTTAATATAGAAGCTGCTTGTTCCTTAGTATATCCTTTAGCAACAAGAGCATCAAGATATTCATTATAGTATACTGACTCAACATTATTATCTTTAAATATCACTGAGTTAATAGTACCATCAAAGGTTCTTTCAGTGGCTCCTATCTTTTTAGCATAGGCTCTACCAAGATTGTTTACAAAGTTAGTAGTAGCTTGACCAGAAGCAAAAATTCTACCAGTAGATCCTACAGCAGCGTTACGCTTATGAAACTCTTCTTTATTATGATTATACATAGCTAAGTCTCCATAGACCATAGCCATACCTTCCATATTATGAATAAGAGCATTCACTGTAAATGATTTAAGAGCTATCACTTTAAGTTGAGCATCAGTTAAATTAGAGCCGGCACCAATCAAACTAGTAATACTCTTAGCAGATCCTCTAGCTCCACCTCTTAAGATATCCTTAGATATAAAAGGCATTTCACCAAATACAGTGAGGTTCTCCTGAGTTAAGTTGTTTATATATCTAGATATGTCATTAGAGATTCTCTTTGATAACTCAGCATCTTCTAAAAGAGATAATGAGTCATCGGCATTAGCCATCTCTATCAAGTCTGTCTTTAATCCATCAGAAAGAATGTCATCAAACATTGTAAATGTCAATCCTCTTTCATTAAACCCAGGAATATTAGGAAGCATACCTGCCTTAAGCATAGCTATACGTTCCATCTCAGCAGCAATCTTTGGCTTAAGAAGAGCTACTGTAGCATTGTTAGCTGTAGCATCATCAGCAAAATACTCACTACTGATATATAAGTGACGAGATTTGGCATTAAACGGTGTGTTAAGTAAAGATACCCCATAACCATATGCAGTGGATTTAGAAGCATGTCTGCTTGTTTCCATGATACCCTTCATTAACATAGTATGTAAGTCCATTACAAACTTAGTAGCTGGATCAGCAGAGGTTGTCTTAATACCATTTAGTCTGAACTGAGCTTGAGCCTCGTTACTAACCACTTCTTTAATACCATCTAAGTTAACTATATCAATTGTAACCGTTTCAGCATTAGTCTTACCCACTCTTCTCTGGTTCATGTTAGCTGTCTCAAAGTTTCCTGTAGGAATATGGAACATGCTGTTCATCCAAATAGAATATTTAGCAGCTGGGTTATTTCTAAAATCTAAGTGAGCCATGTGAGGCTTACCAACTATATCTGTATATGTTTTACCAGCAGCATTTAGTTCAGCAAACTGTTTAGTAACTGTATTGTTTAATGATAGATCAAAAACAGAGTCACCATTAACGTTCTCTACAGAGTTGTTACTATACTTACCAGAATTGCTACCTTCTATATTAAGAAGCTTTTCTATATTAGAAGATTCTCCTTTATGTAAAAGAGTAGTGTTACCCTTACTGTCTTTAGTAGTTACGTTCTTTAATTCATTACGTAAAAAGTCTATCGGACTGTTGATAGTTATTTTACTACCTGCTTCTTTAGATGAATTAAAGTAATTAATTCTAGATAGAGCAGAGTGTAAATAAGTAACTGCAGTGTAATTTTCATTTAAGCTTTCTCTAACAGCTTGGTTATCAGTCATGTATAAACCAATAGCTCTTAAAAACTTAATAGCTTGCTCTGAGTTAAGCTTAGCAGTACCACTTAAAAGAGTACTCTTAGGAAAGTCATTAAGTATAGACTCTATGTTTAACTGATTCCCTTGAGGTGTATTTCTTGCATACTTGTTATTTCTTATAGCATCAAACTGAGACTTAAAGTTATTCTCAACTTGCTTAAATGTAGGATTAGTTTCAGTGAATTCTACACTAAATGTAGATCCGTCTTCACCAGGAACTTGACTTTTAACTAAACGAACTTCTTTAATAGGCACACGGTATACACTAAAGTCACGATGGAAGTTAATCCACATGTTCATAGCCGGCCAGTCTGAAGTCTGAGTCTTCTCCATAGGATCACCTAGGCGTTCAACTAAAGCTTTTAACTCAGGGAATCTTGTAGCTGCTTCACTAAGCTTTCTATACATATCCACTTCATCAATAGCTCCTTGTACAGTATTAATTACAATACCCCAAGTTCTATTAAAGTCAGTCAATTTAGCATCTCCTAAAGCATTCATTTCCACCTTACCATTCTTATCTAAAGCTGGCAAGCTCTTAATCAAATATACAGTTTGGTTACTAGCTAGTTCTCTAACTGATAACTCATTACCCTTACGCTCAAAAGCATTAGCTCCAAAGCTCTCACGAGCTTCGTTCTCTGTAATAGATAATTGATTGTCTTCATCTTTAACTACGTCTGCAGCATTCTCATTGATGTCTTGTTCAGCACCAGTTAAGTCTGCATACTTTTCATCAAAGGTTAAATAAGAAGATCTCTTCTTATGGAAAGCAATTACTCCTAACTCTTGTTCTCCTTTACTAACTGCAGCATAATCACCCCACTCACTTAAAGCAAAGTTTAATATTCTTTTAGAGTTTTCAGAAAGATTAGGGTCATTTAATTTCTTTGCTAACTTACTTTTAATCTCTGCATACAATGGAGCAGTAAATTCTGGATTAGTAAACAATACACCAAGGTTAACACCATAGTCTTGTAAGGTAGAAGCCATTAATGAGTCAATACTTTCTACAAGAGTCTTTGAGTCTTGGTAGTTTAACCCACCATCTATATTCTTATCATCTAAAGGTTGAGCACCTTTGTTTAATATCTTAAATTGTACATTGTTTAATGATGCACTATAGTCATTAATGTTTCCAATATAAAGTTTCTCATAAAGCTCTCCTATCTTAGGAATAGCTGTAGCTTCACTAATAGCATCTTTAATACTGTATCCTTTAAATACAGCCTTTAAGAAGTTTAGTATACGTCTAAACAATGTATTACGAGTCCCTCTACCAGCAACTACATATTTACCATCAGCCATACCATACTTACGATAATCTTCAGCTAAGAATTCCTCTAATTGGATATCACTAGCTGCACTAAATTTAATAGTTCTGCCATCTGCAGTTTTAAAAGATCCTGTAAGTTTTCTAGTCTCACCATATAAAGCCACCTTTTGATCTCTAGTTAAAAACAATTGAGAAAAAGCGTGCCATCCTTCATGGTATAAGTCAGTGTAGTTAGATCCTTGGAATAGAGTGATACCAGATAAAGTGAAAGTAGCCAATGCATTAGAGTTCACAACATGAAACATAGTTTCAAAAGGAACTTTATCATTTAATGGACTATTAGTATACCAAGCTCTTGCTTTAGCAATCTGTTCTTCTGTAGCATCACTGTTCTCTAATATAGATTTCTTTAAAGAGAAGTCAGTATTCTTTAGCAATTCAGCTAAAGGACTAATCTTATTATCTGTAGGTGTAGCTTCTGTTAAACTAACAGAAGCAGTCTTAGTAGTTTTAGTTTCCCCAAACAATTTAGTTTGAGACTCCACTGTAGGGAAAATACTATTGTAAGCATTCATACTTACCACCTTACCCTCAGCATTTTTAGCTAGGTTAGTATAGAAGTTACCAGTCAAGAAGTTATTATACAATTCTTTTTGAATCTGTATATTACCATCTAGATTGACAGGCATATCTACATATCCATTAACCAAGTCTTTATTAATGTTTACTGTCTGACCACTTAAGTTCTGTAAGAATGTACCACGATTAGTACTTATTGAAGTATCTAACTCCTGCTCTCCTTGCTTTACAAAGATCTTACCATCACGTTCAAATATCTTAGTATCATTACTATATGTAAACTGTTTTACAATAGCAATCTTTTCAGCATTAGATTGTGTATTAGCACTATCAAACAATAAGTCAGCTAAATTCTCAGCTAAGTTATTATTTAGTTTAGCAAAAGTTGGTCTACGTACAAGAATAGGAAGAGAGTATCCTGGAACATGGAAGTATACACCACCAGACTTATAGATACCTGTGTCTTCTTTAGCCACTGTAGGTTTAAATCCATCAGGTAATTGTATAGAACCAATAGTGTTTATTGTACTAAAGTCTTCATTAACATAGCCATTTCTACCAGGAGTGATAGAGAACATTAAAGAACCTGTAGGATTCTCTTTAAGAAACTTACGAGCACCTTCTAAGACATCCATTTCTTTTTGTCTTTCAGCCTGTAACTCTTCTTGAGTTCCCATACCTTTCTCAGCCTTTCTCTCTACAGTTTGTACTCTAGGTACATACTTGTTTCCTGTTCTAGCATCAGAATAAACATTTCTTATTTTACCATAAACAAGTCTACCACCAGCTTCTTTACTTGTGATATTACCTTCTTCATCAAAATATAATACTTTACCATTTTTGTCTGTATATAAAAGTGCAACAGCAGATTCATTATGATTGGCTCTGTTCTGCTCACTCTGGTTAATAAATTTTGTGTCCGAAACATATAGATCAGCATCATCAATAGATGAAGCTTTTACTAAACTCATATAGATACCTGTTGTGGTACCCATCTTAAGATTGTTAGCTGTGCTGGCATTTAATGAATTCATTAAAGCATTAATCTTTCTAACTACAGCATAGTATGTTTTCTTCTTAGGATCTGGATCTGCAACATTATCTTCTGCTACAGCCCCATCGTAGTCTTTAGCCTCTTGATTGAATACAGCTAATGCTGTTTCAGGAGCAGCTATAAAGGAACGATTATTGTATAACTTTTTTTTCTCTTCAACATCTGAGTTCTCAATCTCAGTGTATACATCAGTAGGAACTACAGGAGTGGATGGGTTACTCTCTTCTAGAATTTCTTCTATAACCTCTAAGTTATTATTATTTAATTCAAGAAAAGACATAACATTATCAATGTTTTTAAAGTCTCTTCTCATCTTATTAAGATTATCAATACTTACATTACTATCCTGTAAATAATCAGCTATCTCTTCTAGGCTACCATAAGCAGCATTAATCATTCTAGGAACATGCTGTATATAATCAAGAGCATTAGTCTGGTCAGCTCCAGCTGCCATTAAACTTTGGTATAATGTACGTATAGCTGTATTTGGGTCAAATATGTCACCTCTATTTTTAGTGGCAACAATATCACCAAGTACTGTTGAGTATAACGCTTCTACCTGATCTTCTGATAATCTACAAGCCATAGTTATTTTTTAAGCGTTGGTTTTACAACCAAGTTTGTCAATTAAGTTATTTACATTAGCACTATTATCCTTACCAGTGTTAGCTAGTATATCTTTATTAAGCTCTTGTACCTTAGCGGCATTAGATGTAAAACCATCTACAGCATCTTTAGAGGCTTCTACTTCCACCTTATCACTTTCAGTAATTTCCATTGGAGCTTCTTTTTTAGCCTTAGCTACTGTTCCTGCTTCTACCATAGTTATTCTTTTAGATAGGTCTTGTTGGTTTAAGACTAAAGCATCTTTAACCTTAGGCATTTTAATAGTCACTTCTTCATTAGAAGATTTCTTAACCATACCCTTTTTACCATCAGTAAAGGTAATAATATCTCCTGGTTTTAAGTCAGAAGTCTGTAACTTTTCTAGAAACTCTTTACGTTTGATATCTATCATGGCAGCCACATCGGAAGCTTTAATTCCTGGGTTGTCTCTCATAAGACTAATAATCTTAGTAGTCAATGTGTTAGCTGTACTAGAAGTAAGATTAGGTAAGTCTCTAATAGAAGATACTGAATTTAATAGATCTTGAACCATTTCAGTAGACTTATTATTATTAAGATCTTTTAACTGACTCAACATATCATTTCCAAAATCCATTTCACTTTCTGTAGGAGTTTCTTTTACTGGTTCTATTGTACCACCTTCTAAAGCAGCTAGTTCTGCTTTATATTTAGCATCTATTAATGTTTCATTAGCAACAATGGGGGTCATTTTATTAATTTGCTCATCAGTAAACCCGTATTG